CGCTACCAGCTCGGCCACGTCCTTGTGGTGCTTGCGCTCGATGGCCGCGCCTGCTGCGGTCATCTTCAGCAGTTCCACCTGGTCGGCGCTCATCAACTTGTCCCATAGCTCGAAGCTGTACTCATGCGAAAACACGAACGCTTGAATCTCGCGCGTGCCGGCCAACTTGAAGCGCCACAGATCGCGGTCCTCCACATGGCCCAGCAGCAGCGGCCGTGGCTCGCCGGGGAATAGGTAGTCCCAGGCCAACGTGGCGCCGCTGCGGTTCAGGTCCGTGAAGTGCGCCAGTTGCTTCGGCTCGCCGGTCCAACTGTCATGCATGAACAGCGGCTGAAGGTCTTCAATCGCGGTTTTGTGGTGGTCGATCAGGCATACGCTGTTTGCGGCCCTCAGCATCTGCTCCACCACGGGCCGCTTGTAGCTGAAGTCCACCAAGTACACATCGCGCCCGGCCACGTCTGGCGGGTCTTGCTGGTACACGCCGGCCAAGTAGTCGGCGCCGGTGCCGTACTTGCGCCAGAAACACCACGCGGCGCTGAATCCGTCTGCGCAGTTGCCGTGGTAGATCACAAGTGGTCTGTTCATTCAGTAATACCTTTCATTGGGGGAAATGTTGCCCAATTCGGCGCGATTTGGGCAATCCAGGCATCCGATGCGCCCCATGCTCACCTATGACGCATGCCTCGCCTGGGTGGCATGAGGCGATTGCAAATCCGTCCAGAGCGGTTCGACTCCGCTCCGCGCCTCCAATAAAATCAACGACTTGGCGCATTTTCACGGCATCGCCCTGAAAGTCATTGGGCTAATTGTTTCCCATGTTGAACGCGCTGTAGCGGTTGAAGACGAACCCGCGGGCCATCTCGGCGAACACTTCTTCGCCCCATGCGTTCATCGCAATGTTGACCGCGTGGCAGACGAGTCGCAGGTTATCTGCGGTGTAGCCCTGGGCGGCGGCAATGCGATCTAGGCTGTGGAAATACGGCCTGCAGCGCGTCCCGGCATCGTTGACCGTTGAAAATCTCAGCCCGGTCACTTCGCACCGGCCATTGCTGCGCAACATGATCTGCCGAAGCTGCGTAACAGTGACAGTGCACGGCAACCCTCGCGCCTTCGCCCGAGCCTTCGCGTTCTGCAGCGTGGCGTAAAGCCACGACTTCGGCGCAGCGCTCAGTGTGTTCACGTAGTCGCACCACTCGCTGCCGCCTTCAACCGCGGCTGACTTCACCAGCAGGCCGTGCTCCAGCTTCGAGGCCAGCGCCGCGGCTTCTTCCTGCGTGGTATTCGCCGGCAACAGCCGGCGGATGCGGAACCGCTCAACCTTGCCGTCTGCGAGCTTTACACGCTTGTCGATCTCGATGCGCAATTGACCGTTCGGCATCTTGGTGACCAGCCGCCGTTTCATGCCTTCACGCCCTCTTGCGCCCGATGCCGGCCATCGCGCGGGCCAGCTGCTCGGTGGCCCAGTGGCTGTAGCGCAGCGTGCTCGCGGCTGACTTGTGCCCCAGCACGGCACCCACGGTGCGCAGGTCGACGCCGGCGTTGATCATCTCGCTGGCGGCCGAGTGCCGCAGGGTGTGCAGCGTGACGTCGTGCCGGCCGATGGCTTCGCGCCCGACGACTCGCCACCAGTATTCGTAGCGCCCGCGCGTGGGCACGGGCACGGCCGCTGCGGCGCGAACGCGGGCCGGGATGGGCACGATCCTGGGCGAGCCGTTTTTCGTGTCCCTGAGCACCAGCATGCCGTCGATGCGCTCGGCCTTCAGGTACTCGCCGAGCCGCATGCCGGTGTACCAGAGCACGCGCAGCATGGCGCGCACCTGGCGGTCCTGGATCGCGCGGCAGGCGGTCAGCAGTTCGCGCCGGCTGATGGTCACGTCGCGGGCGTTGCGCACGGGCGGCAGCACGACGCGGGCACCGGGGTCGGCGTCGGCCAGGCCGTGCGTCTTCCACGCCCAGCGGCAGACGCTGCGCAGGTAGCTGATGCGGTTGCGGATGGTGGCCGGGGCCAGCGCGCCGGCCTGGTCGGTGGCGTAGTCGCGGCAGACGGCGTGCAGCTCGTCGATGGCGCGGCCTTCGTGCCAATCGGCCAGCTGGTCGAGCTCGCGGGCCATGTTGGCGCCGTGCTTCAGGTGGTGCTGCCGCTCGCGCTTCCAACGACTGACAGCCTCGGCGATGAGCCATCGCGGGCGTTCGGTGCCGTTGGCGATGCGCCAAAGGGCCGCGCCTTCCTTGCGGTCGAAGTCTTCGGCTTGCGATCGCGTGAGCCCTGCCGGCAGTAGCTGGCGGCGTCGAATGCGCTGGCCGCCGATGTAGTGGTCAAAGTCCCACATCCATCGGCCGGACGGCTTGTGACGGTATATCGACATGATGCTCGGTATGCCTCCACGTCGGCGGGGTCGAAGCGCACGGCGGCGCCGAAACGGTAGCACGCCAGTTCGCCAGCGGCAGCGCGTGCGTAGACGGCGCGCTGGGATAGGCCAAGCAGGGTGGCTACCTGGGCGGCGGTCAGCATGTCGCACCCTCGCGCTGCGCCGCCAGCAACGCATCAACGCGCGCTTCGCTCCACGCCGCGGCGGCGATGGCGTCGGCCAGGTCGACGATGTGCGCCAGCTCGTCCATCACTTCGACGCCCTGCCTGGCCAGCTGGTATTCGGGGCCGCTCAGGCCGATGCGCCCGGTGCGTTGGTAGCGCGCGAGCACGCCTTCGAGCATGTGCAGCTGCTGTGCCATCTCGGCCTCGCCGGCGCCGGTGAGCTGGGCGGCGCGCGACCAGGTGAAGGCGGCCTCGACGGCGTGCCACAGCGTGGTGGTGTCGGCCTGGCCGGTGGCCAGCGCGTCCAGGTGGGCGATGTGCACCAGCGCCAGATCCTGCAGCTGGCTGCGGTCGAGCTTGGGCCGCAGGCCGCGCGGCGGCATGGGGATGGTGATGCGGCGGTGGCAGCGCTTGCGGGTCATGCTGCTACGTCGTCCAGCGTGTCGAACAGCGACGGCATGGTGGCTTCGCGTTCGGCCGCGCGCAGGTAGTGCACTTGGTCCATGAAGTAGGCGGGGTTCAGCTCGCTGCCGCCGCCGCGACGGCCCTTCAAGATGGCGCGATACGGGACGGTGCCGAGCCCGCAAAACGGGTCATAGACCAGATCGCCAGGGTTGCTGTAGCGCTCGATCAGCCGGTCTACGATGTCGAATTGCAGGGGGCAGACGTGCTTCTCTACCGCACGCCGGCTCTGCTCGCTGTTCAGCGTGAGCATGCGGGTCACGTCGTGCCACACGTCCGGGTGATGGCTGCCGGGCGCCAGGCTCATGAAGGTCGACGGCAGCGCACCGCGCGCATCCAGCTCTTCGCCGATGCGTACGTGGAATTCATAGTCGTAGACGTTGCGCAGGCTGTACTGCGTGAACAAGCTGGCCAGCTTGTCCGGGCCAAGCGCTGCCAGCTCTTCGGCGGTGATATGCCGATTTCCGCTGCTGCGCCAGAAGGCATGCGCGTCAACCTGCCAGTGCGCACGGGTGTATGCGTCTTTCGACTTCTTCACCGGCACGTCGGCGTAGCCTTTGGTGCGGTCACTCTGTGGCTTGCGGAACAGGATGATGTACTCCGGCGAGCCGACGCCCATCTTGGTTCCGTCTTTGCACTGCTCAGACCATCCCAGCCGATATGTCTGGTTGTTTTCTCGCACCACGTCGGTCACCACCGTTATCAGGCCAAGGTAGTCGAAGCCGTGCTTGCGGCCGTGCATGATGGCTTCGCAGTGGAAGGGGCTGACGGTGGGCACGCCTGAGCCGGTGACGTTGCCGAACAGGATGCGGTCTTTGACGTGGCAGCAGTACAGCCGGCCCGGCTTCAGGATGCGAAGCAGCTCGGGCGTCAGGTAGTCCATCTGCGCCCAGAAGTGCGCATTGTCTTCGGTGTGGCCGAAGTCGTTGTAGCTGGGGCTGTACTCGTAGTGGTTGGCGAACGGAATCGACGTGACGATCAGGTCGACATGATTCTCGGGCTGCAGCTTCGCCTCTTCGACGCAGTCATTGTTGGCTACGCTGAACAGATCGCTGCTCACTTCGATGCGCTCGACGCCGATGGTGCGCGCCAGGGTTTCATGCATGGCAAGCTGGTTCAGGCCGTACTGTTTGATGATGTCGGTCATGTTGGCAACCATCTCTTCGTGTTGTGCCCACTTGGCCTGCAGGGTGCGCAACACCTCGCGCTCGGCCTCGCTGTAGACGATGTCAATCACCACCGGGTGCGCCTGCTGGAAGCGCTGCACGCGGTGGATGGCCTGTATGAAGTCGTTGAACTTGAACCCGATACCGGCGAACACTTCGCGGTGGCAATGGCGCTGAAAGTTGCAGCCGCTGCCTGCAATTACCGGTTTTGTGGACAGCACGCGGAACTTGCCGTCGCCGAAGTCAACGATGCGCGCTTCGCGTTCGTCCAGATCCTGGCTGCCCCACACGCTGACGGCATCTGGGATGGCCGCCTGCAGTGCGTGGCGCTCAGATTCCAGGTCGTGCCAGATCACGAAGTGATTGGCCGGCGCCGCAGCCAGTATCTCGGCCACCTTCGCCACACGTGCCGGCAGGCTGTCTCGCTTCTCGGCTGCGGCGGCGCTCAGCCCAAGCGCCGGGTCGGCAAACATCAGCACCTGGCCGTCGCGGTCAGCGCCTGCCTTGGCATAGTCGGTGGGCACCTCGTGGTAGCGCACTTCGATGGGTGGCAGGTCATACCCCGCGTCGCTGTAGCCCAGGTCGCTGGGCCGCTGCACGAACACGGCCCAGCTGCTGACCCACAGCCAGAACTCGCGTTCCTTGTGCGGGTATAGCCTGAGGTTTCCAGCCTTTTCGCTGTCACGCTGGAAAAAGCGCGTCAGGGCCTGGCCGGTATCCATGACGCCAAGGAAGCCGGCGTAATGGATCAGCTCTTTGAATCTGTTGGGGCTGGGTGTTGCCGTGTTCACCAACTTGAAGCGCACGCCATCGAACAACGGCAAGAACTCTTGGTACGTCTTGCTGCCGAAGCTGCGCAGCACGCTGGCCTCGTCCAGGCTGGCGGCGCCGAAGGTGCGCGGGTCGAGCTTGCCGTCGCGCACGGTTTCGTAGTTGGTGACGTAGAACAGGTGGCCGGGTGTCATCTCGTCCGCGCTGCGGATGAAGCGCAGCTCGATGCCCAGCATGGCCGCGTCGCGTATCAGCTCTTGGCGCACGCCCAGCGGGCACACGATCAAGCCCGGCTCTTGCGCGGCGTTGCACATCTGGCGCAACCATTCGCACTGCATGACCGACTTGCCCAGGCCGAAGCTGGCGAAGATGGCGCGGTTGCCACCGAGCACGGCCCAGCGCACGATGTCGCGCTGGTGATCGAACAGTACCGGATGGCAAGCCTCTGGCTGCACGTCGAAACCGCTGAAGTTGGCGAGCTTGATCTTCTCGCGCAGGAATGCGGTGTAGTCGGCCATCAATGCACCTCCACCATCGCCCGGCTGGCGGGCGTGTTGCGCATGGTCTGCACGATGGCTTCTCGGCCGTGTTCGCCCAGGCTGGCTTCGGCCTGGACCAGCACGTGGGCCACCAGGCAGCACCAGAAGTGCAGCCGGCCCATGTCGTCGAGGCCGTCTTCGCCGGCCAGGCACGGGGTGATCAGCGCGCGGGCGATGGCGATGGCGCGCGCCTTGGCGTCCAGGTGCGCCAGCAGCAGGCATTCCACGTAGGTGACGCCGTCGCCGTAGTCTGGCGGGTCGATGTCGTCGCGCCTCATGCGGGCCTCCGTGGGTTGATGCGCACCAGGTGCGGTGCGTCGGGGTGGCGGGTGATGAGCCCGCGGTGCGTGGCGTAGTCCAGCGCCTGGCGGCTCATTTCGATGCAATCGTCTGGCATCTCGCGCGGGTCGAGCATGACGCGCGTGTCCCACCAGCCGCGGCCGGCTTCGTCGCTGACGCAGATGCATTCGGTTTCGATGTCGGCGACGACGGCGCGGTCGGCGATCTCGTGGGCCAGCTCGGCCTGTTGGATGGGGGTCATGCCGGCCATCATGCAAAGGTGACGGCCAGCACGATGACCAGCCACGCGGCCAGCGCCATGACGACGCCGACGATGATGCCGGTGGCCGGGCCCATGGCGTCGTCGTCGTTGGCGGCGCCGATCTCGGTGGCGGCGTGCGCGGCTTCGGGGACGCGGGCTTGCGGGGCGCTGCCTTGCGGCGCGTAGGGCGCGTGGCGGCGGCGGTAGAGGGTGGTCATGGTCAGCCTCGCCAAGCCAAGATGACGCCCACGCCGGCCAGCACGGCCAGCGTGAGCAGGTTGCAGATGACGCCCACCACGCGCTCGGCCAGCGGCCTGCGGTGGTGCTCGATGACGCCGCGCCAGGGCTCGGCCATCGAGCGGCGCGGAAATGTCTTGGTGGTGTGGTTCATGGCTCAGAACTGCCTGTCGATGGCCAAGGTGACGGCGCCGGTGACGGCGGGCTCTTTGATGGGCGGCACCAGCGTCAGCCGCAGGCCCCAGCCTTCGCCCAGCGGCAGGCGCGCGCTGGGCAGCAGCACGGGCAGCACGCTGGCCATGCTGTAGCCGGTGACGGCGCCGGCCGTCAGCGCGAGGCGGCCGTCGAGCCACTGCCACGTCCACCCGGCCAGCACGGAGGCGCGGCCTTCGCTGTTGCGGTACACCGAGGCGGTGGCGCCGCTGGGGTGCACGGCGTAGAGGCCGGGCGTGGCCCATTCGAGCTGGCCGGCGCCCGCGCCGTAGTGGGCCGAGGCGAGCTGCAGGCCGATGAGCCAGCCGGCCAGGAGCGTGGCGGTCATTGCCGCGCCTGCGCAGGGATGACCACCAGCCGGCCGTCGACGGTCAGGCCGGGCGCGCAGTCGTCGCCCAGGTCGTTGATCAGGTCGAGGCTGTGCTGGCGCCAGTGCTCGGCGCAGTCTTCGGCCCATTCCAGCCGGGACTGCAGCTCGTCGATCTGCGCGGCCTGCTCGGCGGCCAGGGCGCGCAGATGGTCAAGCTCGAGCCGCTCGAGGCGGCGCTGGATGGCCAGCGTGGCGGGGGTGTGGCGGGCGCTCATGCCGCGTCTCCTTTGGCCTTGGTGGCGGCGGCGCGGATGACTTGGGCTACGGCGACAGCGGCGTCGGCCGTCATGCGGGCGATGGTGGGGGTGCTGCCTTCGGCCAGCAGGCGCCGCTGCAGCGCGTCGGCGTTCTTGCCGATGCCACGGCCGTCGACGGCGCGCACGCAGCCTTCGATGCAGCGCAGGATGTGGGGGTGGCTCATGCCGTCACCTCGACCATGCGGCGCACCAGGGCCGATGCGCTGGTCTGCAAGATCTTCGTCGTGGTTTCCAGCGCGTCCCTGGCGGCGTCCCTGGCGGCGTCCACGGCGGCGTCCCAGGCGGCGGCCGCGGCGTCCTCCCCGGCGGGCGGCGTGGC